GACGACAAATGGTGTCAAAATAAAAATATAATAATAAAATTAATTTATTATCATATATGGTAACAAAATAGTGCCCCGCATAGGAATATGTGGCGAGCGCTCCCCCGGCGCGGGTAGAGGGGGCTCCACTTCCCTTTGGGAAGGGGCGGGGGGGTTAGGTTGCTTATTACTTTTAAAAGCAAAAAGTAATAAACTCAGTCACAAAAAACTAATCTAAAATATTTCTTCTATACACCATCTATCGTCAGACATTTTCTCAATTTCCGGCAAACAATTCGCAAAGCATATTACGTGTGGCGAATTAAACAATTTATGCTTACTTTCATATTTAGGTGAATAAACAACTCCATTTTTAATGCTCTCAATACTTTTGTAAGAAATTTTATTTCCGTTATCTCTTGGGATGTCAAATAAAACTACATTACATTCATCCATATTTGCCTCCATTATGCTATACATAATATCAGCCTTTTTTCCTTCGTCTATGAACACACAATTTTGCGTAGCCAATAAGTACTTACAAAACTGACTTTTACCGACACCCCCTTTTTCAGACCAAAACCAAAAAACCTTACGATCATCCGGCTCAGATTTAATGATGTTCAAGATCTTCAATTGCCAAACCTTATCTGGTGTGATTAATTTTAAAGGCTTAGGAAAACCGAACATGTGTGGCGTGGATCCTGGTTTTGATGTTTCTGCCTTTTGACAATATTTAACACAAGCGTCTTCATTTCGCATTGAACTCCATCTCATTAAATTTCCGAATGGAAGTTTTAATTCTTCCCATCTAGTTTTCGTCTTAAACCAAACAGAACCTTGTAAATGTGGTGTGAGCGTGGTAGGCGCGATCTCTTCTTGAAAAACGAATTTTTTAATTTTCTTAAATTCAATAAAAGTTCGCTCTAAAATCTCTATGTCTTCAATTTTATAATTATTATAAGTAAAGCACAGCTTAAGTAACTGGATAGATTGTTTGGAGAATGCTTTACTCTTACCATTCTCCTCAATCTCTAAAATCTCTAAAGTCTCTGGATCCATATAATTAGGTTTAGAAAAAAATATTAGAAATTTTAGAATTAGTTTATTTGTAAAAATTAAAATCTTTAGGAATATTATAACAATGGCATTTAAAAGAAAAGCAATTAATTATGCCAAAAAGGCAGCAAGAGGGGGTAAAATTTTCGCCCGTAAAGTAGGTAAGAATATTCGCAAGCGTTATTCAGGAAAAACTGCGATCCCAAATTTATTAAAAGATGTCTCAATGTTAAAACATCTAGTCAATGTAGAAAAGAAACGCTTTGATGTTAACACGTCATTCGGTCTCGTTAATTGTGCTCAAATTAATGGTGCTGGTATATCAGGTCAATATGCTGCCATTATTTCTCCAACTCCTGTAGAAGGGTTACAGGGTAATCAAAGAATAGGTTTATCTTTAAAGTTAGTTAGTGCGTGTATGGATATACAGTGGATACAGCAAGTGAGTGCTGTCAATAGATTAAAAATCATGTGGTATATAGTATGTCGTCCCGATAATTCTCAACTTGTAAGTGCTGCTACATCTATCAGTCAATTTTTTGAAGTCAATCCATTTTCAGGTGTAAATGATTATTATTCTGCTAGAGATCCTGAGTACTTTAATGCTTATCGTGTCATAAAAAAGGGAAGTGTCACACTTTCTCAAGATCAAATTACAAGTGGAACCGCAAATCATCAAATCAAAGTCCCGCTCAAGCTTGATCATCATCTTAAATTTAATACAGATACTTCAACAACTACCACTAAGAACCAATTTTATTTTTTCGCTGTTGCTTCAGGTGGCGATACTATGGTTCAAACAGGAACAAGTTTACAATACAATATTAGGTGGTATTACACAGATAATTAAGACGACAAATGGTGTCAAAATAAAAATATAATAATAAAATTAATTTATTATCATATATGGTAACAAAATAGTGCCCCGCATAGGAATATGTGGCGAGCGCTCCCCCGGCGCGGGTAGAGGG